GGTAAATACCAATATCGCTTTACAGCATCTGTGCTACCTAATAACTCAGCCTTTCCTCCTGAGAACTTGAAATCAACCTCTGGCAATAACTTTAATCCTTTCTCCATAGCGTCTTTATATTCTGTTTCGGTATTAATTATCAAGTTAGAATCAGATAGTTCCAATTCCTTTTTATTGAAATAATCTATTATAATGTTAGCATTCGCCAAAGTCGGTTTTGTATTTCCGTTTCTATAATTCCCTATAGATGCTTCTGTTATACCAGTATCTTTCGCTATTTTATAATTTGACAAATCTGAATTAGAAATCTGATCAATCGCTCTTTGGATAATTTTATCTTTATCAGATTGTATATCAGCCAACATCGATCCATCTCCTTCAAGAATCCACTTGGTATTGAATATTGACCCAAATGCCAAATTGAGTTCTTCTACAAAACTATCCGTTAGATATTTCCTGTCTCCTTTTAGAGCGGAAGTAGTATTAGGATAGTTATATCTCATCTTTTCAGCGACATCTTTCTTCTTTGAAACATATCCGTTTCGTAGAAGATACATATACACTTCATTTATTCTATCTGAAATATTATCATTCATTTGTATATACTAATTATATTCGTACATTTGCAAAAACATTTAATACTTATCACTATGTTTATGATACTTTGCTTATCCATACTCATTTATTGTACAATTGATGCACTAAAGATGTATCATACCCCATCAAAAGATAAAGAAGATTTCAATGAGATCAAACAGTATTACTCATCAGATGACTACTTTGCTGAACCCATAGTAAAATCTAATCATCAGTCATCCTCAATCTCCGAAGAAACTCCATTATTTCAAATATCCGATCATCATGAAAACCGGATAGAAGATTGGAATAAATAGACAGAGTTCGTTTGCTAATCGAATATGAATCAATATCTTTTCTCATGCACTCGATAGTAATCATTATATCCCTAAAACATTTCTCTATATGCATCTCCTTATTGTCCATACTTGACTTTCTTATAGCACCAAGAGCTTTTATGAAATTATCTAAAGCATGAATATAGAACCCATTATAAAACATGGCTTGACCAAGATTGAACAAACTTGTACCTATAGCCTCTTCTTTAGACTCCTCTGTTTTGATAAGCATCTTCTTTGTAGTTTCCCCGATAGCATTTCCTAAGACATCATGGATCTTTTTTTCCACCTGCAAAACATTGTAAATCTGCCAACCAATCAAAATCGTAACCAATAAAGATAAAATACCTACCAACATTCCCATCCAATCCATAGTCATTGGTTCACAGCGCAAAAGTACGCATGATACGGAAATCAAGCTGACAACCAATGATATTACAGAAATAGTCAAAGACGCATTATTTGCCATAAGCTTTAAATATTCTTAAATACAAATTTTATCAGTAATACAGACTTGTATTTACAAATAACACTCGTATATTTGCACTTGTAATTGATTCAATGCTCAAAGATAAAGATTAAAACAACATATATAATAATGTAAGGAGGCAAAAATGGAAAAATTAAACCTACAAGGTCATAAAGCCGGTAATCTTTCTTTTCGGGAGATATACGACAGCATGGACAGAAGGGCGTTTGTTCGACGGATCGCGACCGTCACAAGGCGTTCGGAAGCTGCTGTCTATAACTGGATTTCCGGAAAGTACAGACCGGACGCATTGGCACAAACAGTAATTGCACAAGAACTTGGCATCCCTGCCAGCGAGTTATTCCCAAAGGAGGATAAGGTATGCGCGCAATAGAATTCTATACCACCCCCTCCGGCGAAGTAACTATCAAAGAGCAGGGACAGCCGGAACGCCAGTTGAAAGAGTCCGATACGGATTTCATTCAAAGTTTCCTTGAGATTTTGGAAGAGTTCTATCCGGAGGCTTATGCGGCACTCCGCAAGTATTACGCCCGTTACGACGGGAATAAATGCTACCGGGATTTCTTGGCTGTACGTAGGTTTATCAAATGCAACTTCGGGCTGTACGATAACATGATAGACGTGGATGAGAACTGGAATTTCAAATTCGAGTTTGTCGGCTGCCCTCTACGAGGAGAATGTGACGGGTTTAAGAAAATCTGTGAACCGAAGTTCAACAGTACATTATCAGACAGCCAGCTTCGGGTGATGGAGCTTTGCTACTATGGCAAGAAAGACGAAGAGATCGCGGAAACGCTTTTCATCTCGTCCCACACCGTAAAGAACCACCGGAAGAACGTTTTCCGGAAACTCTCAATACACTCCATGGCGGAGTTCATGCGATATGCGAACGAAAAGAATCTATTTAAGGGCGAATAATCATGCCAACCGAAAACACCTATCAAAGCATACCTTCTTTACGAAAGATCGAGATCGAATACCTTGCTTGGCAAATCACAAGGATGCAAGCGGGTATCCGGGAATTTATCGGGCAAAAGGAAGCGCACCTCCGTTTCGGGAGGCAGAACGTGGAAAGATGGGTCTCGGAAGGTAGGCTACAACGTTACAAGCGACCGGGCAAAATCGAGTATAGGCTGGAAAACCTGTATAAGTGCGCCCTAGATCCATACGACTATTAAATGAATCATTAACATAGCAAGGCACCTTGGCAAGGCGTTGCAAAAGGAAGTTTACGATACCCATCCAACTCGCTATTTCACGGACGGTAAACCGCATTGCTAATAAATCATTGACGTATGAAAACAGATTACTGGAAACTCGCCCAAGCGGTGAGGTGGGGATTTTACATCCTTTTCGGAACGCTCGCCATACTTGGAATCGTGGCTATTTGCCTAGGACATTTCCTGCATATCATCACGACGTCCGGATGTGCGGCAATGGCTTACATGATAGCTAAACATTGGTAACTAACATTTAAAAACATAACATCATGTCGAATCTAATTCAGATCAAAGTAGCTGAGTTGAATCAGCTAAACCCGCTCATGATAGCGGAAGATAACAGGGTAGAACAAAAGTTCATCCAAATGTATAACGCGATCTGGGGTACCGCCCAAGGAGCGCAAATCTACGAGAAAGAGAAATTCAACTTCCGGAAGATCTTACAAGACAAGCCGGAACTGCAAAAATGCACACCGTTATCCCTCTATGGATGCTTTTTGGATATAGCGGTCAACGGCCTGTCACTTGACCCGACAGGACGACCGCACTGTTATATTCTTCCCCGTAGCACGAAGACCGGCTATAAGGATAACAACGGTAGCGATATCTACGAACTACGTGCTTATCTCTCCATCACCGGATATGGAGAGTTAGTCATGCGGCAACGTGCCGGACAAGTCCGTTACGTGGATAATCCCGTGGTTTGCTATGAGGGCGATACCTTCTCCCCCGGGTTGATCGACGGCGTAAAGACCGTGACCTACCAAGCGGCATGCCCCCGAAAGTCCAACAAGGTGATAGGTGGTTTCTTACGTATCGTACGCACCGACGGTACCGTGGACTGGCACTGGATGATGGAAGGCGATATCAAGCGATTGGAAGCGTACAGCTTTAAGAACAACCAGAAATGGAACCCGCAAACCCAGCAGAAAGAAGGGAAGGCCAATGCCCTTTATACCTCTAGCGAAGGAGGTATTGATCCGGGATTCTTGGAAAGCAAGCTTTTCAAGCACGCTTTCGACGGATATCCCAAGGTACGCACGGGACAGTTCTCCTCATTCGAGACACAGGAGGAACCGCAAGAGATCGACTACGGACTGGAAGAAACAACCGTTATCCAGCCCAATCAAGCCGGACAGCAACCGCAAGCCCTCCAGCCCCAATCGGAAAATCCTTTACAAGGATTCGGAGAGCAACCGCAAGCGGAACCGATACCCGTATCTGGTATAACAGCCCAAATATCACAAGAAGATGAAGAAGCCGGATTTTAAGAGTTCAATATCAACATTCAAAATTTTATCGACATGGATACACAGAATAACAATTTACCTTTCAAGGCTAACGAGGTCATTAGCATCTTACAGACAGCCCCGGATATTCTCGCCCGCAATGAGGCGTCGGTCTCAGCTTGCACGAACGCAGGGAAAACCCTCTTGGACACGATTGAGGGAAATGGAGGTATCGGCACGGACGAGATCGACACTGCGGTACAAGAATACCTTGCGAAGTCAAAGAAGACCGTAGAGAACATGAACAACCGCCGGAAGCCGTTAACCCAAATGCTAACGGCCATATCCAAACGTTTCACGACACTAGAGGGTTCCATAGACGCCAAATCCAAGGGAACCATCCCTTATCTGCTACAGATGGAGCGTAACAAATACGCCGCCAAGAAGCTGGAAGAGCAAAAACGCCGTGAGGAAGAGGCCCGGCAAAAACAGTTGGCGGAGAACGAGAAAGCCCAATACCGGGCCGACATAACGGTCTTGCTTGATACCACGTACGCCGCCTACGTCGAGAAGCATATCAACGCCTTGAACGGGATTTTCAATCGTGCCTCCCTAGCCACGTATGGGGACGTATGCCGGCAGATCACGCAAACAAGCACCGGTTTCTCATGGACGGATTTCGTGAAAAACGTCGTGGATAACAAACAGACATTCTATATGGACGGTGAGACCCGCAAAGCGATCAAGGACGAGATAGCCATCCTAAAGAAAAAAGAATATTCCGATCGATACGCTTTCGAGATCGAGGGACTGAAACAATCCTTGGTCGACCGCCTCCCATCCCTCCGGAAACAACTGGAGGAGCAAGAGGAAATTCGCAAGACCAACGCAATCGAGGCGGCACGGCTGGAGGAGGAGCGCAAACGGAAAGAGGCGGAAGAACGTCAAAAGGCCGAACTGGAACGCAAGCGCAAGGAAGAGGAAGCGAGAGCCAAGGCGGAGGCAGAGAAAGCCACCGCGGAAGTACAGGCAGCCTTCGATTTCAGTGCCGCCAGTATGTCTCCTACCCCTACCAAGGCGAAGATCAAGAAAAAGATCCAAGTCACCAATCCACAAGGATTCATGCAGGTATACCAGATGTGGTTCATGCGTGAGGGTATCAACATGAGCATGGAGGATCTTGAGAAGATCCATAAGAAGATGATCTCCTATTGCGAGAAAACAGCCAATAAGGACGGTGAGCGAATCCAGTCCGCATTCGTGAAATATGTCGATGATATAACGGCCAAGTGATATGAGAAAGCTATATCTGTCCTCATGGATAAACTTCGGGAAATACAGGCGTACACCGAGTAACCTAAAAAAGATCCTCGATACGGAAGAGGGCCGCAAATGGTTCCGGTGGCTGATGGATAACACTTACGATTTTGAATTTGACTTCGCAGTCATTGAATACTTAAAACTCAAGGAAAAAGATGCAAGATACGTATTACCAACGGTCTGAGGTCAGCAACTCAGACCTGACAGAACTAAAGAACCTCCTCTATCCCCGTACGCAATACGGGGATAAGGAGAAGGCGTTCAAGTTCGGGAGTCTGGTGGATGCGATGCTGACAGAACCCGAACGGGTAAGATATGACAAACATACGGTAGATGACGTATTGTATTCCGGCGAAGATTGGGAACTGGCACAAGCCATGATCAAGTCACTCCGTATGGAAGCCCGACACGATCCGCTCATTAAGTATGCATTGGAACAATCCGATAAACAGAAATTTATGGTAAATAAAAATCAAAAATTTCAATACGGCAATTTTGAATACACACTTGACACTCGTTGCAAATGGGATTTCTGGTTTTCAGCAATGGGGTTTGGAGGAGATTTAAAAACAACTTTTGCTTCTTCTCAAAAACAATTTAATGAAGCCATAGATTTTTTCGACTGGGATCGCTCAAGAGCTTGGTATATGGATATTGCTGGAAGTAAACAAGATTTTATTGTTGCAATAAGCAAAAAGAATCAACAAATTTTCAAAGCCACTATAAAAAAAGATGGCACTTTATATAAACGTGGCAAAGAAAAGTACGAAGAGCTAGCCTTCCGGTGGTGGATGCTAATAAGCTAATAGTATGAAGAGTCTAATTTTAATCCTAATCGGCTGGCTAAAGTACAGGCTGGTAAAGAAATGCCCTATATGCGGAGCTCCCGTACTCGTAAAGAAATTACAGACGCATACGGGAGATACATTCAACGTATATCATTGCGGCAACTGTGGCAACGATTATATCTTAAAATAAAAATCATGAATCTCAATATCACACCGACAGACAAGATATCCGAGGAACTGGCCGCCATAGATGCCTTCCTGAATATCACAATGAGCGAAGACGTACAAGAAGCTGTCCTACGTGGAAACGACCTTGCCGTCTATATCGCCCGAACCGGGAAGCTGTTAGCGGACGCAAAATATCACCTGAACGTGAAAAAGAAATCGGAAGTATTCGACACATTACGGGAAACCGCTTCACGGGCCGGAGCGACCTCAAAGGCCGTAAACGCTATCATCGACAGCCTGTGCAAGGATGAGCAATACCTAGTCGACTGGTGTGATAGATTGAACCGGACCGCGACCCACCAATTGGAATGGTGTCGCACGATAATTAGCAAGGCGAAAGCTGAAATGGCCTTAGCGCCTCAGAGTTATAACAATCCTAAATTTTAAAAGAGCATGGAAGAATTAGTAAAAGAGCAACCCGTGTACGAGATCCAAAAAGTGAAGATCAAAAACAACCAGCTCACGGCGGAGTATACGGAAAAGTTCGTGGAAGCGAACTACAAGAACAACATCCTAAAGGAATCGGAGCAGTTTATCCACCCCGATCTACTGTACGCGTTGAACCGGCTTAAGCCACACGTAGTGAAAATCTGTGAGATGCACGAGGCTACATTGGTCAATGTCGCCAATCCCTCCGACGATGACTTGAACGAGAAGCTAAAGAATATCATCGTCACCGGATACAGCAAAGGCGGTAATGATGAATCAGCCGGCGTATCAATCCAAGCGCAAAAACTCCTGAAGAGCGGGCAGGTCCTTAACCTCTCCGTCCCATTCACCA